AAAAAATTCTGAAGCTAGTGCTGCTTTGTCTATAGCAAAGATGATTGTTGAATTAGAATACTTGAGAAAAGATAAAAAAGAAAGAGAGGCTCGATTAAGACAATTACAAATGGATAGAATCAACCCTTTAGTTCAACCAACACCAATGAGTTATTTAGATTATATTGAAAATAAAAGATTACAAGAATTAGAAAAACGATTTAGTAAGGGAGATAGTGATAGTGATGACGAAGTTCAAGCTTTACAAAGAGCTCAATCAGATGATGAAAAAGAAGGAAGAAAATCGAAAACGAAACGTACTAAACAAAAGAGCTTGAAAGCAAAGGCTAAAACAAAACGCTTAAAACATAAAAAATCGAAACGCTCAAAACGTTCAAAGGCTAAAAAATCAAAGGCTAAAAAATAAAGATTTTTTATTTTAGGTATAGAAATTATCATCGTGGTCGTATCTTCCGATGGTTGAATACAGTCCTAGTTTACCGATATGATTGATAACTGATTTATGTAAACAACACATGGGAATACCATTACGATTCATTTCATCATTGACTCCCCAATCGTCATGAAATCTCCACCCGTCAGAAACCAAGTCTAATAAATCACTATGAAATACAAAATTAACGCCTCCAAATGAATGTTTTCTAAAAAAAGTATCATGATTATCTAAATTAGTCAAATGAGAAATCGATGAATTGAATCCTGTTAGCAGAATATGTTTTTCATAATGTCGACTCGCTTTATCATACTCATCAATCAAGGTTTGAATAAAGGTCGGTTTTACATGAACGTCGTTATCAACCGTACATACAATATATTCACCTTGATTCTCTTTTTTAATAAACGCCAATGCGTCCAAGTACGAATTCCTACAACCACGATTGATTTCATTAGTAATGACTTGGAACTCTTTTCCTTTCACATGGATATACTCAGGATTAGATAATAACGATAAGGTTTCCAATTGGGAAGAACCGTCATCATAAATATATCGTTTCGAACATTGATGAATATCAGAAGCCAAGACGGAACTCAATGTTTCTTGTAAATAATCAGCTCTGTTATAACTACGAATTAAGAATACAATATTCGTTACTTTATCAGAATAGCATTCTTTGTATTTTAATTTAGTCTTAAATGTCGAATACGAACGAAACGACGAGTACATTTTTATAATATTCAATTATAAAAAAAACTAAAAATATCTTTTATTGTTTGGAATTACTCTTCTTTCTGCAATATGCTTTATGTTTACGACTTCCTTTGCGTTTAGCAGGAACCATCAACATATTGGCAGCATCGCATGCTTTCTTGGATTTAGGATTACTGCGCTTCATCTTCTTGGACTTTGACTTTTTAGATTTCGAATTACTGCGCTTCATCATCTTGGACTTGGACTTGGATTTCGATTTTTTAGACTTTGATTTAGACTTCATCATCTTGGACATTTTGCGTCCTAATAATCCATTCGCAAGTCCTTGAACTGTATCAACTATGGAAGGAATAGCAAGTCCAGATGCATCAGCACTGGCATTAATTTCCTTGTTGACTTGATTACTGAGGGTAACGAATTTATTGTACAAGTTTTGAAAGGCGTGAAGAGCAGATTCAAATTCTTTTACCTGGTCGTCGGTCAAATCCTTAAGGTGAGCACGAATGGTGTCTTCATCTGAAAATAATGTAGATGAAAGACCTAATAATTCTTTAGCTTCATTGGATAGTGTGGTAGCATTGGAAGACAATCCTTCTAAACTAACAGACTTTACTAAATTTTTGACACGTCCAATATTGGCCATGATACGATTCGATTCTTCTTCTCTGCGTTTGTCTTGTTCTGTAATAGTGAATTGAACCTTTTGGTCCCATTGGTTTAAGAAATCTTTAATGACATTCAATTGACTACGAGTCAAATGGTGTCCAGGAGTAAGTTCATCACGAATATGTGGAGAACCCATTTTAAGTTCAGTGTTATTGGCACGAACTTTTTTAGATAAGTTAAGAACATTATCGTACTTATCAAGAAGCTGCTTTTCTTCTTCATCAAGTTGAGATTTTTGATCTTGGGATAAAGAATCATAACCTAAATAATCATCGAATGACATTTTTATAATATAAAAAGAAAATAAATTATTTATTTAGATTTTTTTTATTTTTTTTATTTTATGTATTGTATTTTTAGTAGTTTTTTAATATATTATCTTTGATTTCTTAGAGTATGTTTTAGTCCTAGTTCTTGATTTGCTTGTCTTTGATTTGCTTGTCTTTATTTTTTTATTTCTTTTCATGCCTAGACTATATAAAATGGTACCATATTGGTAAATGTCAAATCGATACTTTTCCATGAAAAACTGGTCTTCATTAATTTGTGGCATTGGAGGTACAACTCTTTTTTCATAGATGAAATAATATAATGCTTTATACATACTATGATGAAATGAGACATATTTTTTAAATTCGAGACGTTTGGTTAGTAGTAATCTATCTTTTTCATTTGGATAGTCATTTAAGATGACAAGTACGTATTGTAAATAATCCAATGGATGGTCTATCATAATATTTCGTATTTGCCTACTATGATGAGATCCAATATCGATACGAAAATGTTCTCTTGGCATTCGAACGATAAAACGATTAAATATTCCTGAAAGTGTAATTTCCATACCGTTGGATACGCGCATCCAATAGTCTGTTTCGTTTATTTTAATCCATTCTCCTTGAATAACAGATTTATCTTTGATTAATTCTTCTGGTTGTATCTGACTGATACCAAGCTTATTTAATACGATTCCGAATGGCGTTTCTATAAATCGTTGTGATACTAATTCATTTTGTTTAGAAGGTGAGATATCTTGATTAAATACCAAAAACATATTTTTACGTATAGCATTGAAAATAAAAAATTATCAAAATGAGGAAAAATTGATGACATGGATAAAAATACTCGTTCTCTTTATTACCTGTTTTCATACTAACATGTACACTTACGGTATGAACCTTTTTCATATGAGCCCTGTATCCACATCATTGTCCTATGAAACCATGATACCAACAGAACATACCATTCGTCCCGCTTATGAAAATTATACTCCCACTTATTCTACCATTCTATTAGTTCATTACCCTTTTCCACAATATCATTATTCAAAAAAATATCGTCCTTCAGGTTCATTTTTTATAGGATGATTTTCTTACCTACAGGCTGTAATTGGTTTGTTGTTGGCGTTGGCGTTGGAGTTGGAGTTGGCGTTGGAGTTGGAGTTGTTAGAGAGGTTGATATAAGAATGATTATCGTAATTCCAAAGATAAAAAGAAAAGCAAGTACATAAATGTAGACGTCCATATAAAAAAATGAAAGATTAAAAAACAAAAAGGTTAAAATAAATGTCATTTTCATTTACGTCTGATGCATATGCTCATTTTAACGACTCTCTTGGAATGGTATTTGGAAGTTTAACCTATTCGAATCCAGTACAAGATGGAATTCAAATTCCATCCTCAATCCCAAAACAGACTCAAGTTACTGTTATTATTCAAGACTATTCTTCCCATGAATTATTCAAAACGTGTTTATTACAATCCAGCGTTCACCCCATTACTTGTATTGTAAAAGATTCTCATAACAAACTCTTAAATGTCTATCACGAATCACGTAAAAACAATCAATCGGGTGACGTATTCATTTATTCCCCATCTTGTTTTTTCTTTAAAGATATTGTACTAGGATTAGAACATGATAAACGAATTATCATCGGTTGGACGAATTATGAACCGTTTCGACAATGTTATACCGTCGAAGCCAAAAAACAAATTCTGGAATCAGATATTCATGCATTTCATCAACGCTACGGCTCATTAAAAAACGTCATTTTATTTATTTCTTCATCATTACATGCTCTTTTCGTTGCTAGTTCACTTGACTCTTTTTTTCATAGCGTACACGTCTCTGACATGATTCCAAACGCCATTGCTCAGTATGTCATGGGGTCAACCATAAGTCATTCGCACCCTTCATTTGATGCAGAATTCGAATTTGGAACATCGAATCAAGTCCTATATTCAAAATTCACCAATAAAAAAATTCCATTTACCACATCAAGTAATCAAGTAAGAAAAAATGGAAAATTAATGGTAACAATGCCAGGAGAAAATGGAGTCTATGAATTTATTATTATTTTTAAGAAAAAAGATGGTTCGTTATTAGAGCCATTTACAGAAATTAAAGAATCGACATGTGCTATTCAATTGTCATTACTAAAAGATATTCCAGAAAAGGATATTTCGTTTTTATTACAAGAATATTATTTTTTCACAAAGTTAAACCATGTTGAAAACCGAATCGATTTTTTACAAACGATAGATTGTTTACATCATTATATGAATTATACAATTACAAAACTAGATACATTGGAAAAAAGGTTTGACGATTATAACAAAAACGATTCTTTATCATGCCTGATTCGAGATTTTGCATTTCATGTCCACGATTTGATTTTATTCGTATTCAAATCATTACTTGAAAAGAAAAAAACTCCTGTTATTGATAATTATAGAGTTGAGAATGAACATAGTCTATCTCCTCTTTTGTTAAAAGAAGCAAAAACAATTTTCATGGAATAAGTTTTGCTTCAACAAAAAATACAAAGTTTACAAACGAAAAAATGAATATTTTTTAAAAACTCGACCAATTAAAAAAAATGACATTCAATTCCTTATTGTTTCCTCTTGAATATACACATTTACTTGAATCGGGTTGTAAAGTTCAGCCTGATATTATCTTATGTGGCATTGTACGAAATTTTTATACTACTTATTATACAATGCCGTCTTTGGAACAATTGGTGATTTATCATTATACACCATGTCACGACCAATGTGAAAATAATATTCCATTCGAAGAATCCATCCAAATTCTCATCTATGGAATTATGGAATATGGTACTTTTTTTAATTGCCAAACAGTTTATTCTTTTTATATTTTCCAATTTCTTCACGGAAGATACCCTCGAGGCGACGAAATCGAACAAAACCATTCCCAATGGTTGACAGAAATGATGAATCTACATAATGACGATTTTTGGGAACATCGGCAGCTCGAAATTGATTGGACTAAATGCACCAAAACCACCATTCAAGATATACCTTCGTACGCCTGCGCGATTTGTCAAGATGAATTTGAAATAGATAGTGCCGTTATTAAGCTGCCGTGCTCTCATGTATTTCATGCAGCTTCAGAATCTTGTGAAGGGATTGAAAAATGGTTATCACGAATGAATGTATGTCCGCTTTGTAAAACGGAAATTTAAAGATGTTTTTTATATTTTTACCATGGTAAAAATAATCACGCCACTTCTTTTTCATCGC